GGTTTTGGTACAAAGACCCAGCGCGGTGTTAGAATGACTAAGCAAGTAAAGAGACAGGGTTGTTTTGCTCTAAAATCTCTACTTGAAGAACAAAAATTATTAGTATTTGATGCCGAAACAATTTCCGAGTTCTCTACATTCATTGAAAAACAGGGATCTTGGCAGGCAGACGAAGGTTACTTTGATGACCTTGTAATGAGTCTCGTTCTATTAGCATGGATGACAAGTAATCCATACTTCAAAGATATGACAAATGTTGATATTCGTGAGAAAATGTATAAAGATCAAATGGATAGCATCGAGGATGAACTAACTCCATTCGGAACAATAAGTAATGGACACCAAGAAGACTATTTTGTATCAAATGGTGACCTTTGGAAAGTTACACAAGACGATGAAGAACCTCGACGAGCGGGTTGGCTACTGTAACTTTTACATTTTTATAAATAAAAACATAAAACGACAAGTTAATATTGTCAGGTTTACAACGAGGAGAAGAATATGGCTTTTCAATTATCGCCAGGAGTCCTAGTAACTGAGAAGGATCTAACAAACGTTATCCCAGCCGTATCGACTTCGGCAGGCGCGTTTGTGGGTGATTTCAACTGGGGCCCGGTAGAAGAAATTCGTACCGTAGCATCAGAAAATGATCTTAGAAAGTTCTTTGGTCTACCAAAAAATACAATCGACTGGTTCACCGCAGCCAACTTTTTAGGCTATGGTAACAACCTTCAGCTAGTTCGTTCAGTCGGCAGCACCGCTAAGAATGCTATTTCGACCGGAACCGCTATTCTTATTAAGAATGAAGACCACTATGAAGCAAACTATGCTAGTGGCCAAGCAGCGGTTGGTGTAATTGCTGCTAAATACCCGGGTGTTTACGGCAATTCTCTTGCAGTTCACATAGCAGATGTCGATTCGTTTACTGGCTGGGACTATGCTTCATATTTTGACGCCGCGCCTGGCACGAGCGTCTACGCCAATGAAAACAACAGCGATGACGACGAGATACATATTGTAATCGTCGATACAGATGGTAAGTTTTCTGGTTCATCTGGTACTGTTCTTGCCACTTATGCGTTTGCATCTAAAATGGTGGGTGCTAGAATTGCAGACGGAACAAATAACTATTACAAAGAAGTTCTAAATAGCTCACAATATGTGTGGTGGATGGATCATCCAGCAAGCACAAACTGGGGTTCAGGTGCTGATACAGAATTTGACACTTTAGCTGACCCAGTAGTATATAATCTTAGTGCTGGTGTTGATGGTGCACCATCATCTGGTAACCTTCAATCTGGTTACGCACTATTCGCAAATAAAGAAACAGTAGATATTTCACTTATCCTAACCGGTGGTCATGCCGCAGCAGTTGTCCAATATGCAATCGACAGCGTGGCACTTGCCCGCCTAGATTGTATGGTATTCTTCTCGCCTCCCCTAGAGGATGTTTATAACAACGCAGGTGAAGAAGCGGCCGATGTTGTAGCATATCGTCAAACTGATATTAACCGCAATACTTCATATGCAGTTATGGATTCTGGTTGGAAACGCCAATATGACCGCTATAATGATGCTTACGTCAATGTTCCTTTGAACGCTGATACGGCTGGTCTCTGCGCCCGCACAGATCAAACAAATGATGCATGGTGGTCACCAGCTGGCTTCAATCGTGGTCAGATTAAGAATGTTGTCAAGTTGATTTGGTCGCCAAATCAAACAGAACGTGATGTTCTGTATAAGAGCGGCGTTAACCCAGTTGTTACCTTCCCGGGCGAAGGCACACTACTTTATGGTGATAAGACACTTCTTACAAAGCCAAGTGCTTTTGACCGTATCAACGTTCGCCGTCTATTCATCGTTCTTCAAAAGGCTATCGCAACTGCGGCTAAGTATCAACTCTTTGAATTCAACGATGTCTTCACTCGCGCACAGTTCCGTTCGATGGTAGAACCATTCCTACGTGACGTTCGTGGTCGTCGTGGCATCTTTGACTTCCGCGTGGTTTGTGACGAAACAAACAATACTGGTGAAGTTATTGATCGCAACGAATTTGTTGCTGATATCTATATCAAGCCAGCACGTTCGATCAACTTCATCCAGTTGAACTTTGTTGCGGTTCGCACCTCAGTATCGTTCACAGAAGTTGGTGCCTAATAACCCGACTAAATAGAAATAGGAGATTTATAAATGGATATTTCAAAATTTAAAGGGTTACTAGGGGCTGGTGGTGCTAGACCAAACCAGTTTCGTGTTATTCTAACATTCCCAGGTTTCGTAGGTTCGGTTCCTGATACAGAATATTCGCTACTGGTTACAGGTGCAGCACTTCCTGCGTCAACAGTAAACCCAACAATCATTCAATACCGCGGCCGCGAAGTTAAGTTGGCAGGTGAGCGCATCTTTGATCCGTTCACAATCACAGTTGTTAACGATACTGCAATGTCACTTCGTCGTCCATTCGAAGAGTGGATGAATGGTATGAATGATCTAGAAGCCAACACTGGTATTCTAAATCCAATTGACTATCAAGTCGATATGTCAGTAGAACATCTAGATCGTAATGACGATCCACTTATGACATATGTTCTTTATAATGCTTTCCCGATTAACATGTCGGAAATTGGTCTACAGTATGGTCAGAATGACGTAATTGAAGAGTTCACCGTAACTTTTAACTACTCACATTATCTGACTGCATAATTCCATCCAACTAGGATAATTTAATGCAGATATTTGGTTATAAAATTGAAAAGTCTACGGCGTCACAAACTGAGAAATCGTTTGTGGCGCCAACGGACGATGGTGGCGTAGAAACTATCAAAGCCGGTGGCTACTATGGTACATACATCGATATCGATGGCACCACAAATAATGAAATAGAATTGATTCGTAAGTATCGTGATATTGCTATGATGGCAGATATCGATACTGCAATTGATGATATTGTAAATGATTCTATTGCAAATCTGGACGATGAAGCTCCAGTAAAGATAGATCTTGATGAAGTAGATTTGTCTAAGAATATTAAGAAGATGGTTCAAGAAGAATTTCAACTACTACTTAATATGTTGGACTTCAATCTAAGAGCCCAAGATTACTTTAGACATTGGTACATCGATGGAAGACTTTTCTTTCATAAAGTCGTTGACACAGCCAATCTAAAGAAGGGTCTAGCAGACATCCGCTATATTGACCCAAGAAAAATTAAGAAGATGAGAGAGATCCAAAAGGAAAAGGATGCAAAAACTGGTGTAGAGTTCATTAAAGATATTAAAGAATACTTTATCTATAATGAACGTGGTCTAATTCCAAACAAAACGTTCACACCATCTGCATCACTCACTTCTACCGCCGGTGCCACCATGCGCATCGAAAAAGATTCTATCTGCTTTGTTCCTTCTGGCTTGAAGGACATGGACAGAAATATGCCGCTATCTTATTTGCATAAGGCTATTCGCCCAGCAAATCAGTTGCGTATGATGGAAAATGCCGCAGTCATCTATCGTATCACGAGAGCGCCAGAGCGCCGTGTATTCTACGTTGATGTTGGCAATCTTCCAAAGATTAAAGCCGAACAGTATCTCAAGGGTATCATGAACCAGTATCGTAATAAAGTTGTTTACGATTCTCAGACTGGGGAAATACGTGATGATAAAAAGTTTATGTCAATGCTTGAAGATTTTTGGTTGCCGCGCCGCGAAGGTGGTAGAGGCACACAGATTGAAACTCTACCAGGTGGTCAGGGTTTAGGCGAAATGGGAGACATCGAATACTTCCAGCGCAAACTATATCAAGCGTTGAACGTTCCGATGTCAAGACTTGAACAGCAAACTGGCCTTAACTTTGGTCGTGCTGCTGAAATCAATAGAGACGAATGGAAGTTTACAAAGTTTATTTCTAAACTGCGCCGTCGTTTCACACTTCTATTTGATGATCTACTAAAGACCCAACTTATTCTCAAAGGTATCATTACCGAAGCCGATTGGGAAAAGATGAGATATGATATCAAGTATGTTTTTGCAACCGATGCTTTCTATACAGAATCCAAAGAACAACAAATTCTACAGTCTAGAGTTGAAATTCTTCAAGGTGTTGCACCGTTTATCGGCACAATGTATAGTAGAGAGTATGTTCAAGATAAAATTCTTAAATTATCCGACGACGAAATTGAAGAGATTAAGAAGCAAAATGATGCAAGTCCTCCTGAAGTTTCGCCGCCCGACTATTCACCACTAGAAGGCGAACCTCCAGCAGAGGTTCAACAGCAAAACCAAGGACAAGATGATGGACAACAGTAACATTAGTGACTTAATAAATAACATTGAAAGCGGCACCTTTGCAGATGCCGAACAAGTTTTTAATGATATTATGGACCTTAAAGCAGGCGAACAATTAGATCAAATGCGACAAGATATGGCAGCGGGAATTTATAACGATACGCCAGAAGATAATGATGTCGAAGATTTCGATCACTACGAAGTAACCGACGAAAATGACCATGGCGATTTAGAAGAAATAGAGGACACCGATGAAGACCTATAAACAACTTCAAGAGCGCATCAACATGGCGAAAGCCAAGATGGGTGATGTTATCAAGGACTTCAAGGACTCCGATGCTCCTCAATTCAAGGGTAAGAGCGACGAGAAGCGCCGTCAGATGGCTATTGCTGCCAAGTTGTCGAACGAAGAAGTCGAAACAATCGATGAAATCTCTTCTGATATGGCGAATCGTTACCTAAAAGGAAAGCACGAAAGAGATTATAATACTAGTGCAGATGGTAAATCTAGCTCGTTAAAGAAACCACAGTCTTTTGCCAAGATGAACAAAGACATGATGGGTTCTATGCGTGCGCTCAAAACAATTGAGATGGCCAAGAGGGCTAAGAAAGCCAACGAAGAAGTCGAACAGACTGACGAAGAACTAAAGGGTGATCAACATAAGATTGACGCCAATAAGAATGGTAAAGTAGACGGCCACGATTTTAAACTTCTTCGCGGCAAGAAGAAATAAGTAAAGGGAATAGTAAATGGCAACGAAAACGGTACTAAAGTTAACACAAGTTCACGGCGTGGTCAAAGTGCGCGGGACCGGGTCTGCCACTATTGCCCTTGCTACCGACCTAAAGAAGACATCTGAAACACAGTCTTCACCTAAAGTAAACATTCGTACCATTCATTGGGGAATGTCAGATGGAGATACCGCCACGGTTACTAGAGACAGTGAAGTTCTATATTATCTTTCTGGTACAGGCAAGATGGAATTCTTGGGCTGGTCTGACAATGAAGAAAATGGCTCAGATATTGTAGTTGACTTTTCTTCTGGTACTGGCGCAGTAGTTCTAGAACTTGCCAAGGTTTCCGGTTATGGTCCACAGCAACATCAAGATCAAGGAGACCTAGGCTAATGAAACTTATTACCGAAGTCAACGAACAAGTTCGTTATATCACAGAAGAAAAAGAAGGTAAGAAGACTCTCTATATTGAGGGTGTTTTCCTGCAGTCCAACATTAAAAATCGTAACGGCCGTATGTACCCAGGAGACATCATGGGTAAAGAAATCAATCGTTACATGAAGGAAGCAGTTGAGAACAATAGAGCCTTTGGTGAATTAGGACATCCAGATGGTCCATCAATCAATCTAGATAGAGTATCGCATATCATTACAGAACTTCGCCAAGATGGTGATAACTGGATTGGTAAAGCGAAACTAACAGAAACACCAATGGGCAATATCGCTCGTGGTCTAATTGAGTCTGGCGGTCAACTTGGCGTTTCGTCAAGAGGCCTCGGTACTTTGAAGGAAAACAGAGACGGCGTTCAAGTTGTGCAGGATGATTTTCATCTAGCAACAGCGGCTGATATCGTAGCTGACCCCTCAGCACCAGATGCCTTTGTTCGTGGTATCATGGAAAATAAAGAATGGCTAGTTGTGAATGGTGTTTGGACCGAACAGCATTGCGATATGTCTAAGAAGTATATTAAGAAAGCAAGTAAGAAACAACTCGAAGAAGCAAAGATCCAAGTCTTTGAACGTTTCTTGCGTCATCTTTCTTCAAAGTAATATTTTTATAAATAGAATATAAAAATCCATTTAGGAGACGCAAATGAGTGTAGAAAACAAAATCAGAGAGTTGCTAACTAAGAAGCAACTATCCGAGGAAGTTCTAGATGAGAAGGTTGCAGGTGATGCAACTAACCCTAAACAGGGTTCTTCCGAAGACGCACCTGCTGCTGGCAAACTAGGCGCTGCCGGCGGTAAGGATACATCCATCCCAGCTAAGGTTGCAGGTGATCAAACTCAACCTCGCCAAGGCGATTCACAAGATGCTACTATTTCTAGTGAGCGTGATGAAGAAACTGATAATCCGGGTGCTAAGGAAGCTGCTCCAGTTTCCAGCAATCAGGCTACACTTTCTCAGGGCGGTGCAGGTAATGCACCTAACTTTACGACCCATAGTGACCCAACTTCGGTTGTAAACATGGCATCGTCAAGAGGTAATGTTCATCAAGAAGAAACAGAGGAAGATGGCGAAATGATCGAAGAAGATTTCACTACTGATCTTGCTACTCTCTTTGATGGTAACGAAGAACTATCAGAAGAATTCCGTGGTAAAGCATCGTCGCTGTTTGAAGCGATGGTAACTGCCCGTGTAGCCAATCAAATTCAAAACATCGAAGAAGGCCTCATTTCAGAAGCCGCAGAATTGATGGAAGAGTTCAAGGCCGACTTGACCGAGAAGGTCGATTCTTATCTTAACTATGTAATTGAAAAGTGGGTTGAAGATAACGCACTTGCTGTTGAAAATGGTCTTCGCACCGATATCGCGGAATCATTCATCAACGGCATGAAGAACCTGTTCGCAGAACATTATATTGATGTTCCCGAAGAGAAATATGATGTGCTTGGTGAAATGCAAGCCCAACTAGAAGAAGTATCTGCTAAGTTGGACGAACAAATTTCTGCAAATGTAGAACTGCACAATAACAATGTAGCCCTTATGAAAGACGGTGTATTCACCGTCGTTTCTGAAGATCTTGCAAAGACCGATGCTGAAAAGTTTAAGGCGTTGGTAGCTGATGTAGAATTCGAGAACGCAGACATCTTTGAAGAAAAGCTAAACGTCATCAAGGAAAATTATTTCCCTGCTTCTAAGTCGACCATTGTGGAAGACAAACTAGAAGATGAAGGTGTTGAAGTTTTAGACGAATCGACAGTCAGTAAGTATGTCCAAGCACTGGATAAGATTGCTGCTCAAAAGTAATTTTTTATAAATAAAAGATATTGACACACAAGGAGAAAACTAAATGTTTCTTTCAGAACAACTACAAAAGAAGTGGGAACCTGTTCTTAATCACGACGGCCTAGGCTCGATTAAAGACAACTACCGTCGCGCAGTTACAGCCGTCGTTCTTGAAAACCAAGAAAAGGCCCTACGCGAAGAAAAATCTGCACTTTTCGAAGATGCTTCAGCAAATAACATTGCTGGTTCAGGTGCTTCAAACATCGACCGTTATGATCCAATTCTCATCTCGCTCGTTCGTCGCGCTCTTCCTAACCTAATGGCATATGACGTTGCTGGCGTTCAGCCAATGACTGGCCCAACTGGCTTGATCTTCGCTATGAAGTCAAACTACAGCACACAAGACGGCACAGAAGCTCTCTTCAACGAAGCAGATACAGACTTCTCTGGTACTGGTACTCACGCTGGCTCGAACCCAGTTGACGGTAGCTACACCACAGGTACTGGTCTTACTACTGCTGCTGCTGAAGCACTTGGCGAAGGCGGAGAAGGCGACGGCGCTTTCGGTGAAATGGCATTCAGCATCGAAAAGACAACTGTAACTGCCAAGACCCGTGCGCTGAAGGCTGAATACACAGTTGAACTGGCACAGGATCTTAAGG